AAAAACAATATTAAAGATGATATCAATGAGATTAAAAATCATTTAGAAAAAATGGATGCTCGTCTCTATGAATTAACAACGAGAAAATGAAAAAGATAACACTTATATTATTGTTATTTATTGGGTTCCAGGCTTATAGCCAAGAATATAAAGATAATATAAGTTTATGTCAATTTTCATCTAGTTTCACTTCCGATGCAGATCTAGACTTAAGGGTATTTAAGGATAACTTCTTCTATAATTTTAAAATAGAAAAAGATAAAAAAATATTTGATGCAGAAGAGGTTAAGTACTTGCCTACAGTTATTGTTTTTTCAAACGGAAAAGAAATTTTAAGATTAGAAAGCGGTATTAGCATGAAACTCCCAGAAGATTCTGAGAAACAAATAAAAGAAAAAGTCAACTCACTTATAGAAAGCAAGTTTTAAAGCATGAAAAATATATTATTAATTCTAGTGCTCTTTAGCACTTCCCTTAATGCACAAGTAATTAAAGAGATCTTTAAGTATAGCACTGTCTTTGGCAGTTATACAGAAAGCAGTCCATTAACACAGACATCACAATATTTTGTAACACAAGGGGGCGACCTTATTGATGTTACACCAGAGCAATCAAATGACTATATGGTAACATTAGGTATTAGAAAGATTGCAAGAATGGATTATGAAAACAAAGCAGAAAGGTTTTATGATGGCACTGAGTCATTGTCTTCTTTATCTAGTAACGTAGGTGCTATAAAAGGATTAGAATATTTATTTCAATATTCAAAAGGATCTCAACAGAACAGAAAATTTCAAAGTCAAAGATACTTTATAAGATACATTGCTAAATACTGGGTTGCTAAAGTTGAAATGCAACAAAATGGTTTAATAAATTTAGATTATAAAACTGCTGACCTTAGATTGAGATTACCAATTGGTAAAAAGTTTAGTGTTTCAGCAGGAGCAGCAATAAGAACTCATTTACCTTATGGTTTTTCACCAATTGCATCATACTTAGAAGATCTTCCTTGGTGGGATTTAGCATATGAGTATGGCTATCAAGATAATTACTATGGTATTGATTATGATAATGATGGTGAGTTAGATAACTATGATTGGTGGTGGTCTAATCAAGATGGAGAAAGAGTTGCAGACACAGATTTAGATTTCCGTAGAAATGATTATGAAGATATTGTTAATGATTATAATTCTACCGAGTTAAACGCTATTGGAACTCTAGGAACCTTAAGTGCTGTGATCGGTGCTGATTATTATCATTTCAGAGACAAGTGGTGGATTCATACCTGGGGTAATGTTTATCCAAAGCATCAACACATACTTGGTAATGAGGGTTACAGTTATGAAACATTTATAGGAAAAGATAACTGGACAGATTACAATTACGGAGTTATTTTTGGATGGAACATAAGCAAAAACATAGGAATATTTACTGAGTACGAAAAAACTAGTTTCTGGGATAAGAACTTAGTCTTTCTTAAAGCCGGTATAAACTTTAGATTATAACATTATGGATGAAGAAGAATTAAAAGAAATACAAGCAAAACTTGTATACTTAAAAGAATCTGGCCAACATCACAAAGCATGGAAGTTAAACCAGAAAATGAAAAAGGCTATTGCAAAGGCTAAGTATAACGAGACGAAAAAACCTAGTAAGTTTAAATCTATATTCAAGAAAAGTGTAGACGCTGTTAAAGAAGTTGCATCAGATGTTATAGATGGTGCTCCTGATGTTATTGAAAAAGCAAAAGAGGTTGTTTCAAATGCTGCTGAAAAAGTAATTCAAAAAACTCCGGTTGTTGAAGAGGATAAACCTAAAGTAACAAGAACTACCCTTTCGGGTGCTACTGGACTAGCGTATGAAGGTGGAACAAGTGATGAAATAACAAAAAATGGAACAGTCTACAAACGAGGTGAAGATGGTTATGATGCAGTAGCAAAAGAACTCTTAGCACAAAAAGCAGCACTGGAAGAGAAGAGAAAAACGATTAAAAAGAAAAAATAAGCATGGCAGCAAAAAGAGACTATAAAGCCGAGTACAAAAAGTTTCAGTCTTCCCCTGCGATGATAAGATACAGGACCCTACTTAAAAAGTACAATAGAGATAAAGGTACTTATGGTAATGGCGATGGTTTAGATGCTTCTCATAAAAATGGTAAAATAGTTGGCTTTGAATTATCATCTATAAATAAAGGAAGAAAAGAAAAGAGTAGACTTCCAAAGAAAAACAACAATAGTAGAACCGCTTAAACAACAAATTATTATGAGTAACAGTGTAGAATTAAGAAAAACAGAAAAAAAAGACCATTACAGACTTCTTATAAATGGAACCGATGTAACTGGAGTACAAGAAAAAGAAATATTTAGGCATATACTGGAAGTATTAGACAAAGGTATCGATGCCGGTCATTAAATAAATAAATTATGTTATACAAAAAAATTAAAAAAGTCAAGGACAAACCAAAGACTTCAAAACCAAAACCTAAATATTAAAAATTATGGGATTACCAATATTAGCAATTGCAAAAGTTGCAAAATTAGCAAAAGGAGCAACGGCAGCAGCAAAAGCAGCAAAGGCAGCGAAAGCAGCAGCAAGAGCGAAAAAACTAGCAAGTACATTTGGAAACAAGAATGGTAAAGCAACTAAAACAGTAGCAGCAAGTGACGTTAATTATAACGCAATTGGTGACGCAATTAAAAACGCTTAGAGATGGCAGATGTAGACTTGACAAAACAAGTGGAAGAGTTAGAGATATTAAAGTCAATGACTTCAGATTTTGGGGAGCAGATGGAAATTGCTGATAAGATACATAACCTAACTATGAAAATTAATGGAGTTAAACCAACAGATTCTTATATTGACTGTATTGGTTGTGGCTCATAAAAATTAAAAATATGGCAGAAGATAATATAGTATCTATATCAGATCAACAAACAGTTGATGTACTAGCAATAAGAAAACTAGAGTTATTACTAGATGTTATGTCTTGCTTAGAAAGTGCCAACGCACCTGAACTTTATGGTGTGAAACTTACTGTGATCGACAAGATCGAACGTATCGTAAGTAACCTATAAATTATCCAATAAAACTTGTAGTCCTGGTATACTAGGATGATATGGATGTTCTAACTTAAGTTTTAGAATCTTATTCACTATGTCTTGTTTAGACATTTGTGGTACAGGCATTTTAGTCTGAGTTCCAGGTTCAGTAGATGTTTTGTATTCTTTCATGGTGCATAGTTATTAGCATTCGTTTAAATTGTTTCTTATCTCCAAAGTAACTGTGACATTCCCTACACAACGCTTGCAAATTTTCGGGGGTATCCTTTTCTTTAGATCCGCCCATTCCTCTTGGGTGTATATGATGAATATCTACAGCAGTTCTATCACACACCTCACATCCAATCCAATCTCCTGGTTCGATACAAAATGATTCGTGATATACTTTAGTGTGATTTTTCATAGTGTAAATAAATATATTCCGTATCCGATAATAACATTTAAATTAACAGCAACGATGTTCCATTGCTTTGCAATAAATACCTGTGGTAATGACAACAAGCCTCCAATTAGATAGGTGTATGCCCCAACATCATCCACTTTGAGTAGGTATGGTGACATCATAATAAACGCTGTTCCCATGTATCCCAATCTCTGAGAAATTTTTTCTAGGGGGGTAAGTCTTCGTGGTTTAACTAAACGCTTTAAAAAGTTTTTAATCATGACCAAACGATTTGTATAATAAGTACACACAACACTGCAACACCAATTATAGATAACGCTAGTATATCTATGTCTTGAAGTTGGTACGGCTTTCTTTTACTAACTCTGTTTACCCACTCTTGTAATGTTTCTCCCGGTTTTCTTTTTAGTCTACTCATCTTCGATTTTTTTTTCGGGGGTATTAAGATCTGGGGTGACATATCTGTACTGTCGCTTATCCACCTTAAATTCAAAATATTTGTTTCTGTCATTAATCGTTACTACCGGCCATGTCTTAATCTTCTCCTTCTCAAAATTCATTAACATATACCTGTGATCTGATAGGAATAAAACAAACAATACAAAGTCAACATCCAACTTATCTATTGTAAACATATTTACCTTCAGGGATCTCTCACAACCCTTAACATCTATTCTCTTTCCATCAACTATAAGATCAGGATCACTTACACCTTTTTCCTTAACAAATGCTGAGGTTGTGTAATTAATGCCTTTTAAATCATAATGATGCCTTACTAAAAGTTCCCCTAATATTCCTTTGAAGTCGGTGTAGAACTCATTGTCTACAGGTTCATCAAATAAAATAGGGTGCTTGTACTTGTAACTTCTAGACTTCCAATAAAGTTTTTTGTAGTGGTCACGATTTGCCATGACTCTTGTGTCAACGTATAATTTTGCATGATTGAATATGCAGTCTGGTATGCTATATATTGCGTCCATTAAGTTCCTTCCCTAAAATATCTGATTGATGCATTACGTAATATTCAACACCCTCGATTTTGTTTAGAAAAGAGTTACGTTCGTGAAATCTCACAGTATCTCCGTTATTTAAACCAAGTTCTTCTTTGCCTTTCAATGGTGTACCTATGTGCCTTACGTAACCTTTGTCTTCGCTACGCTTGGGTGGTCCCATGATAATAGATCCAATTTTTTCCTCCTCCATGTAAGGCTCGATAAGAACGTGATTGGCAATAGCAGTCAAAGATCCACCTCGTACAAAACAGAAGCATTCTTCTAAGTCCGCTAAATAAACATCATCCTCTCCGGTAATAAGATTGTCTTTACTCACAGTTAGATAATTGAAGTAAGCCATATCGCCTACTTGCATCTCCTGTTTTATAAAACTACCATTAGTGCTTTTACACCACTCTCCTCTAGGTAAAGCCACGACCTCTCCACATATTGTTACGTGATGTTCTGGATTGTATGATACATCTAAGTATAGTTTATTGCCTCCTGAAAATTCAACCTCATCGTTGTATTTCTTAGAAACTTTAACCGCTATTCTTTGCCCAATCATATTCATTGGTGCTAAGATAAATAAAGATGAACCTTCGTGCATAAAGTTATTAACAAAAGAAGTTAACAGAGATATACACTGGTGGACATACTGGCTAGCATAGGTAGACAAAATGGCTAGCCTTTCTATAATATATATATAATATATTTAATATACTATATAATATACTAGTATTATAAATTAAACTAATATTATACATCTTTTGAGTAGTTGCATTTTTTTTTAGGTTCTAAGATCATTAAAAAAACAGACCGGCATAATACCATTTATAATTAATTAAAGTTCCTTACATTTGCTCAGAAGGGCATTGTAGATGTTTTTGTGGTATAACACCTAATATATGGTGGGCCAGAGGCAAATGGGAGAATGGGAATGAAAGACCGGGTACATGGCAAAAAAACGTTTTAAAGATCGAATTAGTCCACTTAGGACTAGCAACAACCCACCCCTACCTACTGAGCCTCAGTCTGTTATACATTTACACAGGCCTATTATATCACCAGGATGCATTTTGTCCTGGACATTTTGTAAGAAAGGAAACGTTACGGATCCGATCAA